CTTTTTTCATATTTTGAAAATCTATTTACGTAATACTGCGGTTTTTGGGTGATTTGTTACTAATTTGTTACTAAACAAGTACGTTTTAGTGATAAAATTCATTGAAAAAATAGAAATTCCTATCCTTATTAATATATACATATATACAAAAAAACAACCCTAGCTAAAAAGCTAGGGTATTTAAATGTAAAATATTCAATTGTTTCTTGACGTCGAATGATTTAACTAAAATAATTCAGTTATAATACAAATATTTTACATTTTGATTATACAATAAATTAAACTTTTCTTAAATAGTCTCCACATAACCATCCGCTAGGAGTTCTTGCCCAACCATTTTTCCATTCGTAAACAGTTACACGTGTTCCCTTTTCAAGACATCCATCCTTATCTTTATCATGTTTTTGGCCATCTTTTGTTAATTCATTATGTCTTTTTCTACGATAACCAGTTCCTGGTCCTGTTCTTACTGATAGATCGCTTGCTGTTACTTCATATGTTCCTGTTACTTTTTCATTCGAAGTAGGTTTAGCGGTAGGAGTTTGAGAAGGTGCAGGTGTTGAAGCAACAGCTCCATTTACAATTGCATCAAACGGGAAATTGGTTCCTGGGCAATTAGTAGAACATACATCCTTATGTTTTTGAACTGTTGTAATTTCATATTTTTTCTTTAAATAAGCTACTAATTCTCTACCTGCATTGATTTGAGTTTGATTCATTGTTTCTGTCATGTATGAACCTTCAAAACAAATACCAATAGAATCACTATTAGAACCTTTAGCATGGCTTCCAACAACGCCTTCAGGTCTGCCTCTATAAATAGATCCATCTTTTCTTACAAAAAAATGATACCCAATACCTGCCCATCCATTTGCTAAATGCCAGCTATGAATATCATCTGCAGTACATTATTTTGATTCAGCGTGGTGTAAAATAATTCTTTTTGTTGAAGTTCTATTTTTTAAACTACCATTCCAGTTATATGTTTTTTCAATAATATTCATTTTTTATTTCCTCCTTAATTTTCTTCTACAAAAGTCCAATCTTCTGATAACATATCACTTTGACTTGCTAACCATCCTAACTGCACACCGCTTGTGCCATGAAAAGCAATTGCTTTGTTTCCCATATCTACATGATCTACATTAATAACTTCATCATTAGGTGTTTTGAATGATACATTTGTAGCAAGTTCAATGTATTGGTCTTTACCGTTCCATCCTTTACGTTTCACTTTCATTCCACGTTTTAAATACTTAATAGCTTCATCAAACCCAAAAGTGGCCACTCCACCTAATTCAGGACAATTTTCTTCATCAGCAAGAACCCATTCATCATCAAGAATATTAGATAAAGTATAGATAACTCTTTCAGTTTCTCTAATATCCATCTCTTTTCCTTCTTTGGTATGCATGATGATTGTTTCTTTTTCATCATCCCAATACCAATATCCGCCCCAAGATGGGAGCTTAATTTTTTCTCCGCTTTGCATAAGCTTAAACGCTCTTCCGAATTTCATTGTTTTTCTCCTCCTAACTTAATACATTTATTTTCAAATTTCTTATAAGCATCTAAATAAAGTTCTTTCTTATCTCCGTTATACGTACATTCGAAGTACATTCCATCTGGAAGAGATGTTGATGCTAAAGCTTTACTATTTTGCAATGCTTTGCAACTCCAAACAGCATAGACATCAAAATCAACTTTGCCATCCGTTTTATCAAGATGCTCCTCTGTGTATTCTCTAACTATTTTTTTACATAAATCTAAAAATTCATCTGAACCCATTTGTTTTCTCCTCCTTGTAATATAAAAGAGAGCTATTCGCTCTCTTCATCATCTTTATTTAGTTGTTCTAATGCGTTTCTAATCTTATTAGGAATTGGAATTCCAATGTTTGCTACATTTTCTAATAAACTAATCCCCTCATTTGCAATATAGAAATAACACACAAGCGTTCTGAACACCCAATTTCCAGTACCTAAAATACGATCTAACATTACACCAATGATTAATACAACTAAAATCATTAGCTTTTTAACTAAACCTTTGAAACCAACCTCACTGTTTAATTGATTACTGATGAACGCATACAATACACCAGTAACATAATCTAAAACCATAAACACGATTAAAACTTGTAAAGCTAAATCCCAACTGCCAAATAAATAAGTAAAAAAAGTAGCAATAATTGCTACAATCCCGTTAAAGTACTTTTCCATATTATTCATTTTCCTCACCTTCTATTTAAGAAATACAACACTGTATCCCTTTTCTAAGCCAACAAATGTATCATTAATTGTATTAACAGTTAACATTGTATTTGCTCCAGTATAACTATCATTTTGTTGTTCATCTTTAACAACTACTCTAAATAACACATAATCTCCTGCTTTTAAATCCTTTGTATCAGTAATATAGAATTTATTAGCTTGTACATCATTAAATGTTTTTTCACTTACATCTAATGTGTATACGTTTGTTTTGTTATCCATATTTTGTCTCCTTTTTTATGTTGTTTTGATATATTTGAGAGTTGCGTAATCAATTACTATACATGTTAATCAAAATCATGATAAACGTTTTTTGTATAATACAAAATGGCAGTAACACTATATCCACTCCAGTCCGAACTGTTGTTGATTATTTGAATGCTATTTCCATTTACTCTCGCAAACATATCATAGAATGTGCCCGATGTGACATTAGAATAATAAACAACTGGCAATCTATAAAGACCATCGTCTCCTTGAACAAATACATCATAATCAACAAATTCACTTAAATTAATGATATCATGCTTGATATTTGACGTTTCAGCTTTAGATAGTACCCCTGTTGCTTTTATAACTTTTGTATATATTTTTTTACCATCAATCCAATATTCACCCGTAAACTGTTCTTCAGTAGAATACTTAAAATAAACATCCTTTTTTCTCAAGAACATATTCTTTGGTGGTTTTAGAAATTTCATACACAATCACCACTTGGCCCACTAATTAAATTAGCGCACCTTCTTTCTTCTTTGGAAATGCAATATTTAATAGTAAATATCGCACCCCCGAAGTCTTTTTTGATTTTATACATAATTTTTTTCCTCCTAATCATCATAATTATCAGTTACTCCAAACATATACAACTGTTCTCCATCAGTATTACAAAATCCATACCCTATATTGATGAAACCATCATATTTAGCTACAGTTCCTAAACCTAAAGCGCTTTTGTTTTTGGAAATATTAAAAGGTATTTTAGCACCTGTGATTGTGGCTGTAATACTTACGCTGTTTCCTACGGTATCGGTTACAGTGCATACTACATCATAAGAATCGTTTAATGAATAGCCACTAAAAACATAACTTCCACCACTTTGAAAACTTGTGCTTTTAGAAGTGTCATTTATTTTAATAGCTTTACTTGCTATTGAATTGCCAGTTATTGCTGAATACGTAAATACTGGTTTGACACAAATATAAGTGCCACTGGATACATCCTTTGTACCGCTTGAATTACTTCTAAACGCCTCCATAGAAATAGTTGGATAGGAATATCCAGTAACATTAATTGTTTTTATTGTAGAAGCTGTAAATCCTCTACTGTCAGTAACTGTGACTGTATATTTTAAACTTCCACTATCCCTGATATTTGAAGTTTGACACGTATTTTTACTTCCTGCATAGCTAAAGTTATTGCCACTAACAGCATAATTGGTAATTGTTGCTCCATATTTAGCTGTTGCTGAAATAGTAAATTTAATATTGGATCTATTTTGTAAACATAGACTTCCTCCAAAGGGATCAATAATACTTGTTACAACACTATTTATAGTTGGTTCAGCGTTTGTCATCTGATATGTTCTATCGTGATAACTTGCCCAGGAACAGTTATTTGAATATAGTCCTATACGAATAGTGCATGTTTTGCCCTTACATGCTTCTCTTAACTGTTTTCTTTCATCATTGGTAAGTTCCCATGTAAACGTACCACTCGTACCACTTAATGTCCTTTTAGCGTAATGTTCTCCATTAGGATTTGGTTCCAACCAACATTCCATATTGAAGTTACCTGGATTACTGTATTTGAACCAAGGATTATCAGTATCTTTGAAAGTTGTTGGTGAATCGGTTATATTGGCTTGTCGAGGAATAGTGGTTAATGTATGTGTATATCCATTTTCACTTGAACTGAATCTATCATGACTAATCCAACCACTTACACCAATCGCCTTTGAACCATCACTATTATGTCCTACAGTTACATCCCAAGTTCCTAATCGAATTGCACTGGAAGTAATTTTTTGGCCAGTACCTATTCTAGCACTATATACTGTTCCATTTATACGAGCATATACTGTACCATTACCATATGTCGTATATCCTGTATTTGTACGCCATATATCAATCCAAACACGAACAACTGATGTGTTAGAATTGATGTCATATGACAGTTCCTGCGAATTAACACTGTAATTTATATATTTATTAGTGGTTCCAAATGTTGCCATATATTACCTCCTACAAAATTAACAATCCTAAATCTTCATCATAGATAATTTGAAAAGTACCCAGGTTGATTTGTTTCATTACAACTGCTTGTGATATGTTCAATTGTTGGTTTGAAAGATAAGCAATTCTTTTATCATTTTCATAAAAGCCAAGTTCCGTATTGGACAGTCTTACATCAAATGGACTATTACTAGATCCTAATTTTAATATTCCTTCTTCGAACTTAGCCCATTGAGAAATTTCTTCTTTTGTAGCCACTCCCGTTAATTTATCAGTAATAGAATTAACGTTATTCGTAACCAACTGAATTGAACTGGCATTTTGAATAATTTGAGAACTAAGACTATTGATAGATGTTGTATTATTAGTAGTTGTTGTTTGCAGTTCTTCTACTAATGATGTTAATGAGTTTTTTAATTGAGTTATCGCTGAATTATATTCAACAGATATTTCTTGTCTCATATTGTTCATATCATCAGCATAATCATTAACAATTTCCCAAGTACCACTTGAACTGTCATATCTCTTTAAAGTTTGTGTAGTTGTATCAAACCACAACTTTGTAGTATCACTAGGTGCAGTTGCACTTCTAATGCTTGCATCTTCTCCATCATCAATTCTAATCAAAGTCAGAATTGCACTAGATTTAACTGCCATATATTATCCCTCTAATTGAGCAGTATAAGTTGCTTTATTTGTTACATCACCTGCACTGACAGTAAATGTTTGACCAGTTGCAATAGAAGTTATTCCACCATCTTTATACCATTTGATAGTTCCTAAAGCTGTAATAGCAGCGCCAGTTAATTCTGTAGCGCCTTTATAAACATGTGCAGTTAAAGTAGTAGCAATTGCTGTATTTTTAAATACATTTCCATTAGAAGAAGTAATATTCATATAGATTGCATCATCACCTTTAGCACCTGTTTCCCCTTTATCTCCTTTATCACCTTTTGCCCCGTTAGCACCATTTTTAGATACAGTATAGCTAACAGCTGTCTTACCATCACTATAAGTCACTGTTACTCTTGTCCAAATATATTGCCCAGCAGTTGCTGTTGGTGGAGTTGTAGACCATCCACTAGTTGGTGTTGTTGTTCCGCTTGTTGATTGAACGTATTCAGTAACTGTTTTAGATACTGTAGGTGATGAACCATTAGCGCCTTGTCTAGCGACTGAATAAGATACTGTAGAAGTACCATCACTATAAGTTACTGTTGTTTTTGTCCATAAGTAGTTTCCTGCGCTAACTGATGGAATAGTATCTTGCCATCCACTAGTTGGTGTTGTTGTACCACTTGAAGAACCGACATATTGAATTGATTTAGATGAGATTTTAACACTTGTACCTTGAATTCCTTGATTTCCTTTAAAAGCAATAGAATAAGAAAATACTTTGTTAATAGTTACTTCATTTACCGTTCCCTCATTAACAATTACTGGTATAGTGAAACTACCTGTTTTTGTTAATGCACTGGTTGCAGTAATTGTGATAGTAGGCATTGGAGTCTTTCCATCACTAACAGCACTAATACCTGTTGGGCATGTAATTGTACCTATTTTAGCGGGTACTGTTTCAGAACCTTGCAAAGCCATTACTTGTGTGCTTGTTGTTTGAGTTCCATTAACAGCAGTAGTAGTTCCTAAAAATGTATAGTTATCATTTGTCAATACAACGGTATACCCATCCGTCATATCTAATAAATCTACTTGATTACTTGCTTTGATTGCCATATTCTTTTATTCCTCCAAATTTAATTCACAGTTGAAAACTGCTTTCTTATTTATATCTCTTGGACTTATAGTAAATATAAATCCTTTATCATTTATTCTTGTATCTTCAATATCTATAGGTGAGAACTCTTTTTCTCCAAGCTTTTTTACACTCCATTGAAGATATGCATTTTTGCCAAATCTTTTTTCCAGCTGTTCAGCACTTTCAATTCTTTCAGCACCGACATAAATATGAACTGTCAATATAGTTGCAATATCACTATTTTTGAATGTATTTCCATTTGAAGATTCAATATATAGAGTTATTGCATCATCATCATAAGTTCCCATTATAAGTGGTTCACTTGTTCTTGATGAACCATCTGTATAATTTGTAACTGAATATGTCCATAAATATTTATTATTTGCATTTATAGTTTGGATAGATGTTGTCCATCCCTCACTGTCTACTCTTATATCTTTACTTTTACTTGATGCTAAATAATAGGTTGTAATATTTTGAATTCCTACTCCTTGTTCAGCTAATGAAAAACTTACATATAATCTAATCGAAGTACCTTTATATGCAACATCACAAACGTATGTTACATTAGGAAATTTGTTTGTCATAATATTTTTATTAACTGATAAAATACCATCTTTTACGATTTCATAACTACTGTCTATGTCGACTTCCTTACTATTGATTATTTTTTTATAACAAATCGTACAGTTACTTAATTCTATAATTACATTGCCGTCCATAATACAAGGTGTAATGATTGCTGGTGTAATGGTCCAATCAGGAATGTAAGTTCCATTATCATTTAATTTTTGAGTTAATGCAGTATTAGTAACGTCTAGAAAACTATTTCCTAAATGAACTGCATCACTTTCATCAACTATTGTTGTGTATCCTGTATCAAATTGAATATTGTCCAATGTAAATACGCACTTAACATTAACTGACATATTAATATCATCAGGAGTTAATGTGATAAATTTACCTGTTTTGTATTTTTTATCATTTAAATACCATTGAAAACTTAGATCATTATAATTTTCAGTAACATCTTCATTAGAATTCATAACATGACATGCAATTTTAATACTTTGATTATAACTATTAAGTATAGTTGCACTAGGTACAAGATTAACAGTAATCAATGAAACATCCAAATCATCTATTTTGGATTCTATTTCATTAATCTTTGTTTTGATTTCTTCATTTGATAATGATAACTCACCCATTTTTGTATTTAGATCTTCTTGCTCTTTAGCAACAATATCTAATTTTAATTTTTCTTGGTCCTGAGATATCTGTAATTTTCTAATTCTTGTTGAATTGGTAATTTTCTTAATAACACGTTCTTCGTTTTTTGTTGGAGTATTTCCATCAACTTCACTTATAGAAAATTCTCCACCTTTATATGTGATAGACAAATCAGTAACCATAAAATTGAATTCATCATTATAATTTACTAAACATCCTGGTAACAAGTTATCTATTGAAATCATTGATATGCTTTTTGTTGAATAAAATGTTAATCCATTTAATTGATCATATAGTTTATCAATCAAATTTTGTTCATCTGTTAAGTATAAATTATTAGAATCTAGAAATATGGTATTACCCGCTGTATCCCCTTTTTCTAAAGGGTTTAAGCCATTTTCATAATAAATTCTAGACACGCAGTACAATTCATTTTTTTCATAGTTTGTTAACGTATCAGTTTTAGCGAACGCATCCTTAGTCACTTGAACAAATTCAAGTGAGCCTTTACCGCTTGCAAATACATTTGCTCCGAAAAGCTCAGCAATCCATCCTAAGTAATTTCTAATAACAATGGTGTTATCGTACCAGGAAACTTCTTTTTCTAAGATATACGCAGGAATATTGGTCCTTATAATAGAAAGACCAGTCAGCGTTTCTATTTCATCTAACTGGTCTTTAACCGTTACTGGATAAGATAATTGAGTTGTATATGGAGCATCCAATTCATAATTGTTATCATATAATTTTAAACTTAATGACTTTGTATATTTTTCGGGTTGGTCATAAACCTTAAAATATCTTACTTCACAATTTTCATTTTCTTGCACTTCCCAATATGTATCAGTGTCAAGATCATCAAGAATACCGTCATAGTTATCAAATTTAAGATTTAACTGCATAGTAGGTACATTTCCAATAATATAGCCATCAGCAAAAGCAACTGATGATTTATACTCTATAAGTCTATGTGTTACATCTAAATCTCCATATTTTATAAACATTTTCTACACCTCAATCAAAGCAAAAGAAAAAGACTGAACTTTTAATCCCGTCTTTGTTCTTATATAATTATATTTTTTATTTCCGGCATACATCTTCTTCGTGCCCCTAATTCCATGATCAGGAATATACAACTCAACATTGAATTCAGTAGGAGTAACAGCATTTAAAATACTCACGACATCAACAAATGTCTTTAAATTCCATGTCAATGTTACTTTTAACATATTAGATCTGATTCTATTTCTTCTTAAAACACCTGTAGCGATAGGTCTTACACTATCTCCGTCTAAATCTTGTATTTCAACACTAATATCAGAAGGTGTAGGCAATAATACACCATTTGCTTTTATTCTTGCTTCATCAGCCATTTTCCTACACCTCCTTAATAATCAAATACTGGCTTACCAGTTTGCGCTTCATATTCTTTGATATTATCAATCACCATTCTAGTTAAAACTTTACCATTTTCTAAAACTAAATTGATAATATATGTTCCACCATTACTACTATCTCCTTGTGGTAATCTTTCAGAAATTTTTTGAGCGATTAAATCTAGACCCTTTGTATTTCTTTGCAAAGGAATTACCGCTTCGGTTCCTGCTTCCCCAAAGATTGCAGGAGTTGCTTTTGAAACAACTGCACCTTCAGCCAATTTTGGAATTTTTGAAATATTAAATCCTTTTCCACCGATACCTGGAACCCAATTAGGAATTTTAATTTTATTTAATCCACCGATAAAACTGTTGATTCCACTAATGATTGCATTAATAGGCGCTTTAAATATTCCAGCAAAACCACTAACTATATTGCTAAAGATATTCTTAACACCATTCCATGCTCTTGCCCAGTTCCCAGTAAAAACTCCACCAACAAAGTCAATGATACCACTTAACACACCTTTTATTGTGTTCCAGATAGCTGTTACTGTAGAGCAAAATGCATTAAGAGGTACACCTAATAATCCGAATGCTTTTGTCCAATCATTCGTAAAACCTACTTTTAAGAAATTAGCAAATCCTTCAAAGATTTTTCTAATGCCTTCCCAACAACGTTTTTCGTCACCAGTGAACACACCAACAAAGAAATCAGTTAAGCCTTGGAACATTTCAATAACATTAGGAATTAATTCATTGATTAAATCTCCCCATGATTTGAATGTATCACTGAACGATCCAACGATAAAATCAACTAATGGTGATAACACATTATCCCATACCCAATTAATAGCATCACCTATAGCTTGGATACCTGGTTTCCATGTATTCCATACTTCTAATATTCCTGATAATGCAATTGATAATACGCTTACTAGGAAGTTTGCTAATGGAGCTAGTACATTTTTCCAAAGCGATAAGGCAATTGTAAATACCGCCTCTACTGCTTTGACAAATGTTTTAGCAAGGAACGTTGCTATAGGAACAATAATAGTATTGAATAGATCCAATAGGAAATTAAATATTGGCACTAAAATACTTTTATAAAAATTATCTAATATACCTGTTAATTCACTAATAGAATCATTTACTAATTGTCTAAAACTATCATTTGTTTCATAAAGATATACGAGTGATGCAGTAACAGAAGCTATTAGAGCAACAACTACTAACATCGTCGCACTCATACCAGTAAATGCTAAAGAAACAAGGTTTGGATAATTGTATAAAGTAATAAATGTCTCTAATAATTCTTTTAGTGCTAATTTGATTGTGCTGATTGCAAGTGTAATGTTTTCCCAGTTTTTTATTGTTTCAAAAGCTAAAAAGCCTGCAACAATACCTGCAATTAATGAAAGAATGATTGGTTTATTTTGCTTAAGCCAATCTTTAATTGAGTTTAATTTCTTGAGTACTTTGTCTACTGCTTTATCAACACCACTTGTATCAGGCTCTCCAAAAGCATTATCCCAATCAATAGAGCCAATATCATAGCCTCCGCCACCAACTCCTCCAGCTCCGCTTCCACCTGAGCCTCCTGAACCTGATGAATCACTTGCGCTGATTGTATTGATTTCATCAAATGATGCTAATGAACCTAAAGCCTTAGCTGTTTTCTTAGCTTGACCTTCAGTACCTTTTAAAGCTTTGTTTAAACCACCAGTTGAAGCAGTCGCTTTTTTTGCTGAATCACTTGCCGAACTAAATCCTGCACTTGCTTGTTTAGCTCCACTCTTTTTACCAAATAATTTACCAAAAACTCCTGCGATTACATTTGCTAATGTAATTAGTTTTCCAATGATCATATTGATCACTTGAATCACTGGAGTTAAAGCTGCAATTAATCCGTTACCAATAATTCCTAGTAATTGTTTAAATTGCTCTTGTAAAATACGGACTTGGTTAGCCCAAGTTCCACTTGTTTTAGCGAAATCACCTTGAGCCATTGATAATTGATTCAATACAAAATTGTATCTCAAAGTGGTTAATTCAGCTTGTGACATATCACTTACATTCTTGCTGATTCCTTGACTTAAAGCATAGGATTGTAAGTTTGTTTGTGTCATGACAATACCTAAATCTTTTAATGTTTCAGTTTCACCAGTAAACACTGACTTTAATTTTATATCAGCTAATTCTTGAGAAATGTTATAAAAGGAAGCAACATCACCTGATAGACCAGCTAATGTTATTGCCATATCATTTGCTTTTTCTTGACCTAACCCCATACCTGAAGCCATGGCCATATAGGTTGAAGCTGTCTTTTTAGCTGAGAGTTCACTCATACCAAACTGTTGAATTGAATTTTTAGCAAACCGCTCGGCTTTCCATGCCATATCGCCAAAAGCTGTATCGACTACGTTTTGTACTTCTGTAATATTTGAAGCAACCTCTATAGCTTCTTTCCCTAATTTGTATAAGCCAAATCCTGCAGCTACTTTAGCAACCATGGATTTAATACCACTTACGGCTCTGCTAATTCTTCCAGTAGAACTTTCAATACTACTTGCTGATGTTTTAGCTTCATTTGTTGCATTTTTCAATGCATTGATGAACTTACTCGTTTCAGCTGAGATGATAACTTTTAATTCTTCTAATGTCTTTTTAATCATCTCCTTTAAATTTCTTATTGTAACTGTTAGCAAACCTTAATCTTCTTGCTTTAAAGCTTTCAAATTCATCTTGTTCTTTTTGGATATAGTATTCTTTCTTTTCATCTTCAAATAAATCAGGATAGTAATCCCATATTTGTTTGATGTCACTTTCACTTGCTTTTTCTTCACTGAATATAATACTAATTCCTCTTAATAACTGATCAGCAAGATTGTGATTATGGATTGCTATTTGCTTTTGTTTCATTCTTTCTTTTCTTCGGTAGGATTCAATATAATCTCCTATTTCTAGTACCGAAGACTCCCAAAATAAAAATGAACTAATATCACAATCTAAAGCAATTGGATAAAGTTCATTTATTAAATCGGTTAAAAATTCATATTCTACATTAGCTCCTTCGCTTCCACTAGTTTCTTGTCCATTGTGTCCGCTTGAGCTCGTGAGAAAAAACCACTTACTTGATAAATTGGTAAAAATACATCTGTCATGAATGACATTTGTGTTCCACCTTCCTCACAGTATTTATCAAACATTGTAATTACATCATCTTCTTTGATGCCGTGTTGAAACTTTTTCAATGCACCATGAGTAATAAGTAACATTACTTTTAATGGTGGCAATGCACCTTCTTCAGCATTGGAAACAACAGTTAAAAGATTTACTCTTAATTTTGATTCTAGGTTAACAATTTCAGAAGTACTTAATTTTAATTTGTATTCTTTTCCATCTACTTTCCAAATAGCATAAGGCTTTCTTTTAGGGGTTTCTTCAACTGTAACTTCAACTTCTTCTAATTCACCACTTAATGCTCCCATTTAATTTCTCCTTTCTATGCAATTTCAGGATCTGTAATTTCAAATGCTGATGACAATGCAATATTTAAATCAAATTCAATAAC